CTATACCTATATCTGTAATTGTTTCAAAGATTGTTACTATAGCAGCTTGGATAAGTTTACGAGTCATTATCGTCTACTAAAAGATCTATGTGTTAAGAAAGGTTGTGTATCTCCAAATCCAAATCCAAAATCTATATCTCTAACAATGCCATCAGCATGTATAGGATTAGAGATCCAATCCATGTAAGCTTCTCTATATTCTTTAGCCATTGCACGGAATTCTGAAGATTTAGTTCTATAGTTAACTACATCTGCTCTTATAGTAGGATCAGATGTACCAGATAATTTAGCTGCTAAACTTCTACATGCTTCATTAGCAGCCCAATATACTATAGCTTCAAAATCTATTGAAGGAACTGAATCTACGGTTTCAGCATCTAAGTTATTAATAGTATGAGGAATTGTATATGTAAATGATATAGTATCAGAAGATGAAGGACAGTAACCTATAAAGTGTACATAATAAGTAGTTGAGTTCCTATAAAACTCCCATTCATCTCTTTCTATATAATTAGGATCATCATTTTTAGAGATAGTAGGAGCTTTAGCTTCTATCTTTTCTATATTACTCCATCCATCTACGAACCCTGGAAAGTTAGTAGAATTAATTATTACATACTCACTACTAGCTCCAGTAACAGCAGATACTTTAATTAATGGCTTATCTATTGAATATTTACGAAGTGCTCGCCTAACAAAGTTCTCATATACATCTTCTCCAGAATCATACAAAGATGAATTAGCTTCTTTAACTAATTCACGAACTTGTACTATATATGCTTCTAATAAGGACATTTAGCCACCTGGGAAATTAGGGGTATGTAACCTAGTCTAGAACCATCATAAAAACTATTTTCAGACATTTCTAGGGCATTAACCCGGTTAACCTATAGAATATACCGTCTAACCATTGGAATCCTAGTAAAAACTATTCTACGAATTAACAGGACTTCCTTCAGGTTCTAAACTAACTAATCTAAAGAGTTGAGTACCTTCTGAATTCATAATATAAATACCTTGATTTGGAATCACAACAACTGGAGCATGAACACAGTTATCTTTAAACAACATCTGGATACCACACTCTAGAAGTGGATTATCTATCATTATTTCTTGAATAGTGTGACCTTGTGATTCCAGCAATACTCTTGCCTTTTCACAAGCATCACACTCTTCAAGTTTGTAGAGGAGAACCTCCACTTTAGGCAGCCGCTAATGTAGCGTTATCAGCTAAACGTCGGCATAAGAGATAAACATTAATCACTCCTGCACCAGTACAATTAGAAGCTGTACATTTGGCTATAACTTTCTTTCCAGATTCCAGTACATGACTTAAACCTTTATCTGCAATCTTTTTATCAACACAAGCACCAGCACCTAATGTACTTACACTATCTTCGCAAAATGTTGCAGTACCTAAAGCATTATCAGAATTTAAGGTAAATAATGTACCAGCAGCAAGCCCTGTAGAATCTGTTTGAAGAATAAAGTCCTCAATAAGAACTTCTCCTACAGATGATGTACCAGTTACATCAACTCCGGCAGTAACTACAGCAGATGCAGTTAATGCTTTCTTGATAATAAATGTAGTACCTTGCATAGTACGAAGCATACCAGCAGAAGCAGCTACAACAGCAGTTCCATCAAAGCCTATTGCATCATATACATCTTTATTAGCAGCAGGACCATTGCCAGATGCAGGAGTCCGAGGTGAATGAACAGACGCTTGATCTATAGCATCAACTTCTTCATTATCTACACAGAATAACGAGCCTGGATCAAAGATAGTTCCTAGTGTATCTCCAATCAATCTATTACCAACAGCCCATCCAGTACAAGCACTAACTAACTCAATTGCATGATCTCCAGTTTGGAGGTTTCGCACAATATTATTAACAATCTGAAGATTTGTTAGAACTTTTCCAGTTGGATTATGAATAGCTGCATCTGAATAATCTCCAAAGAAGGTACAATCTTCAATAATTACACCTTCTTGTACTTCAGTTAATTTAATAGCTGAAGCAGCACCGGCAGTTTCAGATGTAAACTTGCAACGCCTAAATGTTGCTCTGTCACAAGCATTAGCAGTTCCACCATCTACATCAACAGCAATAAGCATTTGGGCTTTAGTTCCACCCTCATCACTTCTAAATTCACAATCTTCCATTAAAAAGTCTTTAGAATTTACATCTAAAGCAGCAGTTAAAGAATCAATAGTTAATGTAAATTGAATATTCTTAATAGTAATATCGGCAGCATCAATATCAATATCAGCCGCCGTTGCAGTACCTAAAGTTATGACTGGCCTATTTTCTCCAAAGCCTATACCAATAACTGTAATGCCAGCTACATCAAGATCAATTCCGGCAGCAGCGGTAAGAGTTTCTGCATGATTAGGCATTACTATAATGTAATCACCTTGATTAGCAGTACATTTATTAATTGCTGAATCAATAGTTGCTTTAGCTCTGTCTTTATCTTTACCATCATTATCATCAGACCCATTAACAGAGTCTACAAAATAAATATCTCCAGTAGTAAAGACAGGGCCACTACCGATAACAGGCATCCCGAAGCTAGAGATTCCATTAGGGAAATTAGTTAGCGTCATTTTCTACTCCAATCTCTTCAAGGTATGCATCTAATTTTTTTTGCTGATTAGCACCTAAACGTTGTATACGATCTCCTTTTTTTACAGAACCATCCGCGGTCACTACATTACCATGAGTATAACCTACCCTCTCTAACATATTACCAGCAGGATCGTAACAATCCCAACGATATCCTCTTTTATCTTCTAGTAAATCAACAACTAAAACAACTTGAATATTACATTCATCTTGTTCATCATGGTTCTCTATAATCATTGGTCCAACAGGTGAAGCCATTATTATCTCCTATAGTTGGGGTGTAGAGACTTAGCCGCCGTGAAACTAAATCTTCTACACCCCTTCAATTATTCTTTATGCTACTATACTTGCAACACTACCACGATAATCTATCCATCCACCACCATAACGATGCCTGATCTTATAGGCAACCACATCATGGGTGAAGTTCATGCCAGCCGTAGGATCACTTTGAACAAACATTTCGGGCTCCCTACGTCCATTCAAGAATCCCATTTCTATCATATCAAGTTGATCAGGGCTAGACATTAAGTACCAGTTATTAGGATCAGTAAAGTTTGGAACAACAATTGTAGTAAATGTTCCTGCAAAGATATTAACTGCTCTGTTAGCAGAATCAGGAACCATACTAGAACGCTCTAATTGTAGAGCTACTTCACGTAGTTCAACAGGAACTAATAGGTAACGCTCTTCTAAACCTATACGTTTAGTAGACTTATCCAACATTAAACGAATTCTATTAGCAGCATCATTAAATGAAGTTCTATTCAAGGCAGAAGTAATTCTGTTATTATGCTCTGCTGTACCACTACCTTGGAATACATTCTCAGATGCAGATTCAGTATTTCCTGCTTGGTCAACATCAATGAATACAGGACCATCACCAGAATTTTGAGTAAATAGATTATCTGTATACTCATTAAGGGTAATACCAGCAGACCTACCAAGTTCATCTGATACCCTTACTAAAGACCTTAAATCATCATCTACAACTGCTCGCTGAGCAATAGGAACTAAGTTACCATACTCTGTAGGAGTGTAGGTGTGTTGGAATTCAGCCCAAGTCAATTCTGCATACTCCGCACCAGCAGTAGTACGTTCACTCAAGGCACCTAGAGATTCCAGACGGTTCCTATCTTGCTGTTTCAAGTCATTTAGAGATACTATAGTAGTAAAAGGTTCCCACCACATGTTTTGACGCCTATATTGCCTAACAAGACGCCTATTCATAGAAGTTCCAAGTACATTCGAGAATGTAACTGTAGAACCACCAACAACCTTAGATGCAGTAGGCGTACTACCTGCACCTTCACGAATCCTCTCGTCTAGAGGAATGGCACCCCAAGTAAACTCATGATCGCCAGTAATAGCAATATAAGCTTCCTTGATTCCACTTAAATGCGGAGTATCCATTAAATCATCTGAAATTTCAAGGCCAAAGAGCCTATCCATTGCAGCTTGTACACGCTCTTCGCTAGTGATTATCTGTGCGCTAGAAGGTAAACGTAGTACATTATCTTCTCTACCGCCACCACCATAAGGAGCTACATAAGCAGCAGCTTCACGATACATACTGATTTGATTATCAAGATCAGTTTCATTAAAGATTGTACCCTTAAACTGCTTGATAACAGCATCTTTCATTGGTTGAGGAAGATTAGACTCTTTTAGTGCATCAGCTAAAATGGTGTTACACTCTCTAATCTCCATTCTCTTGATAACATCATTTTCCTGATTAGACTCTTCAGTATGTTTTTCAACTTCTACTTTAGGATCTTCTTTACTAGGATCTTCTTTAGAAGCAGATAAAGCCATTATCTCTTCATATAATTCAGGATTAGCTTCTTTAAGCTGTTCAACAGTCATGCCTTTTAGCGTCATTAGTTCACTCCTAACCTTATTATCATCAGATTCTTTTATACTTTCTATTACCTTTCCACCAGCACCAGGAATATCTACAAGATCAACTGATCTAACGTAACTTATTCCTTCACTAAATTTAACAAGTTGACCATCAACTTTCTTAAATGAATTCTTACCTAAACCTAATAGTGATAGACCAATCAAGTCCAGTTTATTCTCTTCTGCTAATTCTAACAAAAGAGGCTTTAACCAAGGAACTCCAGAATTGGTTAGAATATGCCAATCAGCATATAGTCCATCACCCTCCTTAAGTGTTACATTATCATACCATCCAACCAAAGTGTTTATCGGACGATCTCCACCATTATAATCTTCAGGTGGATGATTAACATAAGAACGAGTCCCTTCAAATAAGTGTATTGCTTCTTGCAATACATCATCTGAGAAATACCTTCCAGATTGTGTATGTCCAGAGACAATCATTCTTACATGCCAAACTGACCCATCTTCATTACTGTCAGCTAATCGCATTACCTTAGCTTCAGTAATTAATTCCTCCTGTCCTTCAAGATTTTCAGGAGGCTTATGAATTTCAGTTAATTTTTCCACAATTAAAGCTTCTTTTACTTTTTCCTTATTACTAGAAGGTTCCTCTTCCTTTTTTTTCTTTTTAGGCATTTCTTTCTTTTCAAACTTATTATCTGATGCTTCTGTCATTGCATCTAACTTAGCTATAATATCTTTATCTATCTCTTTATGTTCTATAGCTTTATTATATAATGCAATCGCTGCTTCTTCTACTGTATCAGTATTGTCATTTAACGGAAACTTTTCTAGTATAGAAGCAAGACCAGTTTCACTTTCCTTCGCAACAGCAATTACATAGTTTTTAAGTAAATACTCTAATTCATACTGTGTATTATAATCTAGTTGACTTTCAACAGATAAAAGAGCTTGAGCTACAGCAAACATATCGTCTGGACAATAAGTACAATGCTCTTGAATATACTCTAAAAATGTTTGTTCTTTAGTAACCATAAGTATCCTTTCTTGATCTTGAGATACTATATTTAAGTATAATCCCCTATACCACTATTGTCAACACCAGATTTGTATCTGGTTTTAGGTATCAATGGATTCTTTAACCATTAACTTAATTAAACATTTCATATCAGCAGCTTCACCTGTTTCTGCTGTTCCGGTAGAAAGAATAGCAAATATTGAATCATCACCTGAAGCACATGCAAGTGGTATAGGAGGATTATGTATTACTTGTGTTTGAGAAATACCGCCCTCATTACTCATAGCAGGAAAAACGATTACACCTTGATATTCTTCCTTATCCGCTGCAACAGGATTATCGTTAGCAACATTGTCATTTACTGCACCAGTTGGAGTAATATTAAAAAGATGAAGATTTAAGACCCATGCTAAACCAGAAGTCTCTATAGTAATAATAGATTTATGTAGCCATACTACTCTACCATTCTGACTAGCAATTTTGTCAAAATTCCACGCAGTACCAGCAGAAGCACTCTCTGATAAAATATCTTCATCAGCATAATTTTCAGCAGCAGCTAAAGCTTTTTCCTCAGATATTTCTATCATATTAGAAGCAGCAAAGACTTTTTTAGTAGATGCCATTGTATATCCTCCTTATGACTTCATAGTTACTAATTCAGGAATGTTACCACTAACTTCTAAATATCTAAAATATTCTGTTTGTTCCTCTTTATTAAATAACCAAGGACAATATACTCCATCTTTAACCCAAAGACTATTTTTATCTATAGCAGAACGATCAGGAGTTTCTTTTTTATCATATCTTTCCTTTAGCATTGCTAAACGTGTATCAAAATTATGTTGAGCCATTCTACCAGGAGGAGTAAATGTTTGAACTTCTAAATCAGTATCCATCCAGAATTGGTGTCCATAATGTTCAAGTAACTGACCAAATTGACCTTCTTGATATAAACCAGAGAACTTAATATCTGGACAATTAAATATCTTTGAATCAAATAACATAAAAGATGCTCCAACCCAACGCATAGGTTGAAGTCCTTGACCTCTATCATATCGTGGAATTCCTAAAGCATGATCTTCTCCTTGATCCCATATAAATGGAGCAATTAAAGGAAATGGATGCTCAAGTAATCTAACTAATATTTCTTTATCCGGCAATACATCATTATCTATAAGACATATTTTATCAAATCCTGCATCTCTACCCATTATAATTGCAGAGTCTCGCATTACTTGAGTGTTAGCCATTGGAAAGTTAATATGATCTTCTTGTACTTCTTGGAACCAAACATTATATCCTTGAAAATTAGCCCACATAATCATATCTATAACTCTATTCCAACTATGTGGTTGCCATGAAGTACCAATTGAAGCTACAAATACAGATTCAGGACGAAGATGCCAATTTTTTGAGAAACGCTCAGAATTACGCTTTTTCTCTACAGAATTAGCATGTGGCTGTATAACCCAATTTTCGACTTCACTTATAGGTACACCATAAAACTGTTGCATTATCCGTTATCCACCTCACATCTAACTATAAAATTAGGCTCATATATTTCAGCAGTATTTCCACCATCTACATAGTTACAATGCACACGATAAGATTTACCTAAAGTTAATGATTTTAAAACTGGTAAAGTAATAGCTGTACCAGATGTAGTAATTACTTGAGTACCAACCACTGTACCACTTACATCAGTATCAACATCTTCTATATCTACTACTTTAAGTACAGTAGGTGTACCACTAACAGAAGTAGAAAAGTTCTTAATATTTAGTATATAAACTACAACTTCAGATGGAGCTTGTTTAATTATCTGTTTAGAAGACATTCCAAGAGATCTTCCATGAAAATTAACTTCTACTGTCATTTAAGCCCACCATCCAATTCTTATACCTACTTGCCACACAGTTCCACCAAGTATAGTTGTACATAAAGCAGGTATTCCAGCAAATATACTTACTTTCCTGATTTTTTGTCCTTTATTACCATTACCTTTAAAATGTTCATCTAATTTATTTTCTAAAGATCTAAATCCATCTTTTACATCACTTTTGACTTCATCTACAGTTTCTTTTAAGTGATATACTTCTGTATTAACACCAACAACACTAGACTCTATTTTAGAGACATTCACAGTAAGTTGTTTTATATCTTTCTTAACCTGTTCTCTTTCTTCATCAACAAATTTATCTCTTGTATCTTGGGTAGCCTGCATTGCTATCAAATGTTCTTTTAATGTTTCAGGAGTAGTCATTATTCAGTTTCCTCTTCATCTTTTTCATCTTTACCATTTGAATGTACTGAATATGCTAATTCAAGCTTTTTATCTATTTCTTCATGAAGGATAAACTTACGTAATGATTCCATATCTTGATTTGATGGTTCATTATTAGTAACAACATCTTTAAGCATTTCATTACCAGAAGATTGATCTATATGGTCTAATAAAGTATGTAGAACACGGTTAAGCCTAGTTTTATCTTTTTCATCCAAGGGTAATAGATTCTCAGCTTTTGCAGCTTGATTAACAAAACTACCAAGATTTCTAAGGGATTGAGTTAAACGTTGTAAATCTCTCATAGATATCTTTGGCATATAAATTTCTATGAATCTATCCTTTCCTACAATACTTTTCTCTCCATGTATTTCTGCTTGATCTAATACGAAATCAAAAATCTCTAATAATATATCACGCCATACATATTGTCTGTCAGCTAATGTCTTAAAAACCCACTCATTAACATCTCCTCCAGCCATTCTACCACCACCAGGATCACCAAAAGCTTGAGAAGATAAACCACTACCTCCCCAAATCATATGCATAAATGTTTGGGCATCTTGAGTTGCATCATCTGCCTGCATATCAGGAGACATGGGTTTACGTTCTTCTTTTTCATTATGAAGGTATAAACGACCAGCACGTTGTTTCTTCTCTTGTAAGATTAATTTGGCTAATCTTTTATCTAATTCAGCAGCATCTGCTCCTTCTACTTTAATATCCCAAAGGAATTGTGACATATAAGCTTGTCTTTGTGCTCTATTAAAAACAAACTGGTCATATATATCTATCCAGTCAGCGATTGCAAAAAGATCAGAAGTTCCACGTAAGCCTTCCATTGGCTTATTAATGCCAAAAAAGAATACATCACCACCATATTTCATAAAATTGGGATTAGGTGACTGATTTGGAAGACGAACTTCAGTGTCTACTTTAATTACCTGTAATTTCTGTTGCCCTACTGCTTCTCCTTTTGCATCTTTACCTTCTTTAGTATGAATTTCTTCAGCTTCATACATATTCCTGATATTAGGCCACACACTCTCTATAATTGAAGGATGTGCAGCACCAAGCTGTACAGCACCATTTACTTCATTAACATAGGCTGGATATAAAGCTTCACCATGAATACTAAAAGACACTACCCTTTCACGTAAATATCTTCTCCAGTTATTTCTTCTATCTAACCAAAATCTTTGTATAATCTTATCAACATCTGGATCTTTAGCTTTTACTAATACACCTTCTCCAATAACAAACGCTTTCATTACTTCAATAATTCTATGCGCTATAGGATTACGCCTATACAAGTGAGTAGCAATCTGCATCATTCTATCTTGAGAATGAGTAGGAAGATCTCTACCGCCTACTGTTAATGGAGTCCATCCAAGATTTTCTATATCATCTATATTACCTTGACCAGAAGTAGAATAAGGTAAAGTCTCATGAAGATTAAGAACTTTAGCTACTTTATCTCTAAACCAATTCATTACCTATCAACTCCATGAAACATTCGTAAGCCCACTCCATCCCTACGAACTATTCCTATTTGATCATCATTATAATATTCATCTAAAGCTTGTTTCTCTTCCTCTGTTAACCCTCTATCTTGATATCTGTTTATAACAGATGTAACAAATTCTTCAATTTCATCACTTGTCTCAGGTTCATATACACTTGCAGCAGTTACAGTAGATATAATAGAAGTTAATACACCTGCAACAGCATCTAAGGTATCATCATGTGGTGCATCTGGAAAAGATACCCATTCTTCAACAAATACATTAAATTCATCAATTGGCTGCCATCTTCCAAGATCATCCTTATATCCAGGTATTAATGCTCTTCCTGCGTTGAAATGAGCGCCAGCAGCTTCAAATTTAATCTTTTTATCTGATCTATGCCAATTTTTATCAGTTTCTTGAAAATTAAACATTAATTCAGTCTTTACATGATTGTAGAAATATAACTGAGGACCTCCAACTTCAATTACTATTGTCTCTGGTGCCCATAAAGCATACATATCTTTAATTAACATATCTTGAGTTTCTAATGGAGCCTTAGTGCGAATTAAGTTTAAAAGATATATCTTATTCTGATATAAACCTGCTGTACACATAGCAAAGAAGTCTGCACTATTCTTTTGAGAAGCAGCAGGATCAATAAAAGTTACTACCTTTTCAAAATATAATGGGCGCTCATTAACATCATACCATCCAAGCCATGAACGTTTAAGATAGTTTCCTTGTGTATCAATAGGGGAAGATTGATATTGCGAAGAATAAGATACTGGCCCTAAATCTTTCTCCCAATTACG